AGCCGATCTTGGTCATCGTAGCGAAAGAGATGGTATACATCAAGATCTTACGAAACTTGTCTAGTAGTGGGTGCTTGGTGCACGCATGTGCTTTTGACACCAACTGACGAAGCTTAGAAAAGATGTTAAGGTGTCCATCGTCTGTCTGCTGTTCGCCGACGCCAGAGAACAAAATGTTCTTGACCTTTGACACAACCTCGGCTATCATGGCACAAGCAGACTTACCCGTGTAAGACTTGAGGAATTGCACGATAGCAATCGTGAAATCCTCAACGTCCCTCGCTCGGAAAATTTGCCTGATACACAACAGTACAGATTCGACGAGGTTGACATCAACATTCTTGAGGGAAAATCCTCCTTCAGTTGGTTCATCCTCATCCTTACCGAGATATGTGTCCCACTCATCCAACTCTGGAGGTAGATGCGCAACCGTAGGGCTGCCTACTGCTGGAGTAGGAAAGAAGGCGCTGATATCCATCAACATAGGATCCTCTGGGGTCTCATCTTCGTCGTCCGACGAATCTTCATCCCCGGTCTGCAACAGACCTATCGAGGACAACTTGAGTTGCATAACATCGTACTCACATTCGAGCACGTGGGAATAGATCCGAAACGGGTCATTGATAGCAATATCCTTCATGGTTGTTCGTGGGAAAATCTCGTGAATCATATTGGTTGTATCTGAGTCTTGAAAAGTATGTTTATCGTCACAACTTGATTGACTATCCTAGAGTATGCTAGGCCACTCCGCTCTGCTTTTACGTGCGGATATAGATACAAATGGTAATTCCATACATCGCTGGCACAGATATGCAGCAGCGTGGAAAGTCAATAGGCAAAGGAACGTTAAATCTAAGAGGTTCCAACTTTCGACCAGAGGACAGAATGATTACTGTCTTGGCTTATACCAAACCTACGCGATCATTACCATTTAATATCGCTTTCAACCACAATAATGGATTTTATAATATAGAAATAATATACAAAGATTTTTTATTTTTCGTCCATTACAGTGTGTGATGATTTCCAAAACGATGAGTTAATCATCAACTCATTTACACTCTTTTTATATTTTAATATCTGTTCTTATACGGATTTACGTCGTAGACTACACGGTTTAGAACAGCGGGTCAGTGACCCTATTTTATTGAACATATAAGGGGGGTGAGTATTTATTCATGCGCTCTCCAGCGCGTAAGAAATAAAATACGGAAACCTAACATAAGTCCATCCTATGTATGGCCAGAATTCTTACTAGTAGCAAATATAAGCATCCTTCCACCGCAGTGGCAAATAAACGCATCCCAACTCAATGGGATTAACGCCAAATGCACCTGGGGGTGATTGCGAGTAGATACTCGTTCAGCAATTAAGCCACAACATAAGTTGAGAAACATGCGCGGAAAATCCG